CTATTCTGCCGGCTTCTGAATCCGGGATTCGCGCTTGCACGCCTTGCATTCCCGGCCGACCCCAGACCAGTTTCGGGAGTTCTTTGGGAAATCGCTTTTGGGCTTAAAAGACTGACACTTATAGCACCATGCCGAATTGTCGTCCTGATACTTCCTTCTGGATGCCCCGTTAAATGACGACCGAATGAAGTCGAGGCGCTTACGGTCTTCTTTGCGGATCAATTCCAGATTCCAAATCTTGAAATTCTTCTTGTTTCCGTCAAGGTGGTACACGTCTTCATCTGGCTCAAGCGCGCGTCCAAGGTATTTCTCTATGACGAGTATATGCACCTTCACGGTTTTTTTGAGGACATTACGCTTTTTGAGGGAAGGTAATTTGTCGATGGCGCTGCGCTTACCTGCTCTCCTGACCCGCTGATAGACCTCCTGCACCATGCGAACGGTGGTATGCCCCATCATACCGGCCACAATGCCCGGATCAACGCCCTGCTCCAGGAGCGATGTCGCGAAATGGTGGCGAATGTCATAGAGCCTAATCCGACGCGTAATCCCTGCTGCGGCTTTAGCGTTTTCCCAAGCGCCCTTGACGCTGGAAACAGGCTTCCCCCGCCAGTGAATTGGCCACGCGATCCCGGCCGCGTCATCGTCTGCTTTCCATCGGTTGAGCAAGGGCAAGATATTCCTGGCCAACGGGACATCGCGCCACGGCAGACCGCCCTTGTCGGCCGACATGACGCGGACCCAACCGTCCTCTAGGTTGAAATCATCCCAGCGAAGAGCAAAAAGCTCAGACTGGCCAGGCCGCACGCCCAGATAAAACGCAAGTTGGATGGCCCGGACAAGATGCGGCGGGCTTACGTCAAGGATGGCCTCCACCTCTTCGCGCGAGGGAGGCATGGCCTTCGAAACCTGCTTGTCTTTCTCGACAAAGAAGTCGGCGCCGGGATTTTTGTTGATGAGCTTGTACTTCTTGCCCCACCTCAGGACAGCGCGCACACGCTCCCAAATCCTGACGCCAGATCCGGGAGAGCTTTTTTGGCTCGCCTTCTCCACGATCTTGGACAGGTCCTCTTCGGTGATTTTTTCAACGACCTTGTCTCCGATTACGGGAAACACCCAGGCTTCCAGGGTGTAGATGTCGGCGGCCAGCGTCGTTGCCGCCAGGGCGCGGCGGGTCTGGTATTGATCTACGAGATTGCGGAATGTCAGCCCTGAAACGGGCTCGGGTGCGAGAGCGGCGGGATTGATTTTTTTGATCGACTTAACGACATGTTCGCGCGCTTCGGCCTCTCGTTTCGAGTCGAAGTATTCCTTCTCGGGCTGTGATCTTCCGGGAATGCGGTACGAGACTATCCATTTCCCCTTACCGCCGCGCTGATATGCCATGCGTCGATGTCTACGGCAGGATGTAGCCGGGGGCAACAGGGAGTTAGCCAGCGAGTCGCTGCTCCATGATTGCCCTCACACGATCTTTGACGGGGCGTGTGTCCGTGGTCGTGGTCTTTTTCTGCTTCTTGGCCCGAAGATATTTCTGCGGGTGCGCCATGAGGTCGTCCAGTGTGGACTTCGCATAGACGTTGGCGAGGGGCCCAGACAAAGGCACATCGAACAACGACAGGAGCGTATCCCACTCCCGCTTGCTCTGGCCGCAATAAGCGGCTGCCTTGTCAGGTTTGAAGTATGGCCCCTCGCTCACGGTTGCTACTCCTCTCTGCCAGGGCATCTGCTTACGGCTTTGGTCACCCGGCCTTTTTTGTCCTTATTGCCCATGCCCACGCGATCTTCTTGGCCGGCGGCAGGTCACCCAACCCGTGGTTGCACTCGGCGCAGGCCAGGGCCATGTTGACCATCCGGTCAATGCCGCCTTGGGACAGCGGGACGACGTGTTCGATGGTGGCCGTCTCAGCGGTGAGCGGACACCCGCAGTAAATGCAGGACCAACCGTCCCGCGAGGCTACGTTGAGGATTGCGGCATGGCGTCGGCGCTTTCCCTGAGTGGACCTGGGCACCTTCTCCGACGGGCGCCACGAATCCTTTCCAGCCTGAAACGCCTGCCAGGCGGCCAAGGCATTCCCTGTCCAGGTGAGCGTGCCGTTTTGCTTTCGATAGACCAGGGCAACTCCGCCAACAGCGTCGAAGCGCATGACCTCATAGCGATTTGTCGGTTCGTGGATAATGGCTCCCCGGCTCTGGAGCCAGGAAGAAAAGGCCCCTTGGTGGGGCCTGAACTGGTTGATCGTGCTCGGGTTCATTCTGCACCAACTTGGGTTTTCCCGGTGCGGGGTGACCTCTCGGCCCCGGTCCGCCTTCAAGAAGCGAAGCTATGGGGGTATTCGACCTTGAAAATGCCCAGGCGGCCCGGGCAGGCGAAAAACGGCAGCGGCCGGGCGTCGGCCAGGACCCAATGCCATTCGCCGGGGATGGCCCAGCGGGATTCACTGTCTTGGACTTGGCACACGATACGGACGATCCCGACGACCCCGCCTGGCCGAAAGGCGTCCGGGTGTTTGGCCTTGAGGCCCAGGCAGTCCGGCGCGCTTTCGTAGTCGCCGGCCTTCCCCGCGTGGATGAGGATCGTTTTCCCGAGGGCTTTGGCTGGACACCGCCACGTTCGATTTTCGATGTCTTTGCCGCCGACCAGGATCAGGCCGGCCCAGGGCTGGCGGATGGAGATGCAGGGCATGGTGGTCATGGTCGCGCCTCCCGGCGTTTCCGATCCTCCTCCTCGACGAACTCCTCCATGGATCTCCGCATGACTTCGTCCCCGATCAGTCCGACAAAGCCGATGTCCACCAGGACGTGCGACGGGCAGTGTTCCTCGTGGATGTCCTCTTCTGAGCCGCACCAGCGGCAGGGCTCGTCGTCCGAGTCCTTGAACTTGGCAAGTGCTCGTTTCGACGCCAGGGCCATGAGGATGCAGTCAGCGGTGGCAAGGTCCAGGCTGTCCAGGGCTTCGGCGAGCGCGGCGCGGAGCTTGGTTATCTCGCTGGCGTGCCAATCTGACTCGTGCTCGTACTCCTCGATGCAGCCCCGTCGAAACTGCGCCTTGTCACGCCACCAGATCATGGCGGCGCGGAGTCGGGAAACGTCCGTCACGACGGACTGCTCCTGGACAAAGCACTTCCGAAGCCACCATCCAAAAAAGCAAAGTAACGCGCCAACGGCGACATAATAAACAGCGATTATAAATTCATGCATTACTCTCCTCCTCCAGGCCAGGGAATCCAGCGGTCGCCAACAGTCACGGACCACCATTTTCCGTGGACATGATCCTTCCATGCTATACCATGCAACGCCATGCTGTTTATTCCGATCTTGACCATGACGTAGATGCTATCCACGAGGACTTTTTTGTCTTTCGGCGGCAGCGTGGCATCCGTCCCGTCGTACTCGACCCAAAGCGTCGCACGGGGAAGCGAGTTCCATGCTGCGATGGCTTTGTCCCTGTCCACATGGATTGCCCCAGACGTGCCACAGGAATGGCACGATATTTTAAACGCCTCCGCGAACGGCAGGCTTTTAGTGCAAAGCGGGTTCGGACACGGCAGCAGATTATCCATCGCTACACCTCAGGGAATTCGTTCCACTCCACGCCATCGAGCATCCTTCCGGCGATGCGCTTGCCGACGCGACACATGGACGAACCGAACTCCTCGTTAAGGATTTTGCACGCAGGATCGACCTCCTTACATTTCCCGGCAGGACAGGGCGCATACTCCCCCATCTGTTTAAGGAAAAACGGCACTCTCGCCCTCTGACATTGTTCTCTCAGGGATCGGACCCACTCAAGGTGCATCGGCCGCGCGCCGGGGCCGGTTTCGCCGCCGGCGATGATCCATTCGAGTTCATCAACGCTTCCCCATGGCTCGTAATTGTCGTTCGTGTAGCCGCAAGAGAGGCATCGGTTGTAAGAATAGTCGTCCTCGCGATGGCATTCCTCGTGCTGTTCGATGGCTCCACATTCCGGGCAGGCCCATGAACATCCCAAGTATTTGGTGATATTCAGCGGCCCCAACATCGGTTCGACAGAGACAAAGTGGATGGACGCCGGAGTTTTCAGGAGAATCGGAATACGTTCATCGGCTCGCTGCTGATCTTCGGCCGTGACGCCGAGCCACAAGTTCCGCATGGGCCAGCCGACGTTTCGCCCCTCGGCCAGGACGCCATCCAGGGCGTTACCCGCTGCGTTGGCCGCGTCCTCGCCGAACATAGACATGGCCGCGCGGCCCAGGACCTGCGTGTGGTGCTGCCAGGTAAAGCGGGTGAAGTAGCGCCGCATCCGCTTCGGCCGTTTCGTGAGGACCAAAAACGTGTGCCGAGGGGCCAGGGCCACGCAGGCAAAAATCTGGTCCAGGAACTCGTCAGGCACTGCCTCGTGAAAGAGGTCGGTCATGGAGCCGAGGAAGATTCTGCGCGGCCGCCGCCAGCGGAGCGCCTGCTCCATCTGCCCGGGAAAGAGGTTGACGCGCCCGGTCCACTGGCCATCCCGGTCGGTCAGCCCCTCGTAATACTGGCAGACGGCGACATTGTGGGCCATCCGATCAGCCAGGCGTGCAGCATAGCAGTGGTCGCAGGCCGGCGAGATCGGAGAGCATCCGTAGCAAGGGTTTATCGTGGCATCGCACCACGCTATTTTTGATTTGTCGGCCATGGCGTCTCCCAATAAAAATGCCGGCATGAAGCCTGCTGTTGCGGTGTTTTCGGCTTCTGCCGAGGCATGATATATTGCCGGTGGAAGCTCTAACCACCATTGCGCCGTATTCTGTTGGTCGGCGACACCCCGAGAAGGCTTTTTGATGGATCATGCCCCGGCAGAAACCGGCCCCCCGCTAGGGGGCCGGTCAGGGGCTAGGCGATATGGTCCCATGTCCCCATCTTGACGACCTCTCCCAAGACCCCGGGCGAGAGCACTTCTGGGCCTTCAAGTCCGCTTGAGTCATCTTCAAGCAGCCGGTCAGCATGATCGGCCATGGCCTGATTGGCGGTCTCTACTGGCTGCTGTTGGGGCGATTGCTCATCGTCCACAGTTATTTCGACCTCAGCCGTGTAGCGGTACCGGTACGTGTGGATGGTCATCAGATCAGCCCCCGGTCTTCGGCCAGCCACTCGGGCATCTCGACGGTGATGAGCTGGCCCCGTGCGGCGTTCTCGGGCCATTCGATTTGGCTTTTTGGTAGCGTTATTTCCCTGCCGCAGTATTCGACGATGATGGCCTCGATGGTTTCGTGTCGAAACTCCAGATCCTCCACCGACGTCATGTCGTTGCGCGCCATGGCCTACGCCGCCTTGGGCTGGCCGCCGGCCAGGCGGATTTTCCTTTTATCGTCGCCGTGCCCGACAGTGATTTCGGCGATGCCCTTGCCCACCAGCAGCTTGCGCAACGCTTCGCCTTCAGCGGGGCCGTACATTTCGCTCAGCGGATCAGGTTCGGCCGAAACCATCTTGAGTTGGAACGCCTGGGCCGACTCGCGCCGGGTGGCAATCGTCCCGTCCGTGGCCAGAGTCAGGCGACCGCCGGAGGTTTGGGCCGGGGTCTCGGGCGTCACCTCGGCCGAGATGATCATGGCGTCCGTCGCGTTGGGGTCGGGCTGGCAAATGAGCTTCATTTTCACTTTGCCCTTGTACTTGGGCATGAATCTGGCCCGCATGTCATAGGCCACGGTCTGGATCGCGTTGCTCAGGGCCTGGACGGTCATGCCCTTGTCGATCTCGATCAAGGTCAGCAAATGACGCCCCGTACAGCTCAGGTCGACGGGGAGATTCGCGCGCTTGAGCTCATCCAGCATCTCGCCGAGTTCATCCGCGTAGGACACGACTTCGGCCTCGAGTTCGGCGTTCCTGGCCATGAGAAGCCGCACGATCAAATCGTGCATGTGCTCGTTGGCCGCGCGCTCGACGGCGCGGTCGCTCCAGTGGGCCATGGCCACTTCGCTCTCGTAGGGGATCGCCGCCCCTATGCCGGCGGAAAAGCAGTCCAGGCGCAGGCGCGCGATGTCGGCCGGGCCGATTTCAGCGGCAGCGCTCTCCCCTGGTGCCGTGGTGACCGCAGCCGAGGCCATGGCCGAACGCCGAGGTTTGGTCTTGGGCGGCAACGCATGCAACGGCGGGGTTTGACGGGGGCTATGCTCGGTTCTGGCTTCCATGGAAACTCCTTGGTGGTGTTTTGGGCTTGGATGCCGGCCGGGCGGAGGAGCGAGTTCCCGGCCGGTTCCAAACCTCGGCGGCGGGGCCGAGGTGATGGAGCTATTTCTTCACGTGCTGCTCCACGCAGCGGTCGCACACGGCGACGGATCGCAGGTCGTCCGCCGGATTCGGGTTCTTGATGCTGGTCAGATGGTCCGCTTCGGCTTTGCAGATGTAGCAACGCAGGGGATTGGTCGGGCTCATGGTGACGATCTCCTAGTCGAGGGTCATGAAACAGGGCTGATGCCGGCCCGGGGCGGCCTGGCTGGCGAAGGCCATTCCGGCGATGGACGTACCGGCCCGGCTCCCCGTCGCCATGGCGGTAAGGCTGCCGGCGGTCGGCCCGGGCACGAGCATGGAACCGATGCCGGCCGTGCCGGCGGCCAGACAGCAGGCCACGCCGCCGGTCTGGGCGAAGAAGTAGTGCCCGGGGGGCACGTCACAGGTGGCGATGCCGGCCGGCAGATTGTTTTCGGTGGCCGAGGCGGCCACGCCGCACCAGGGCGAGGGCACGAGCGACACCACGGAATCGGCGGTCAGCGCCGCCCGAACGGGCTCGGCCAGGGTGAGGACGGTCGTGCCGCCGGCCGGGCAGGCAGTGTTGGAGAGGATGCGGTATTGCCGGCCGCGGCCTTCGCTGGCGACGATCTGGAGGTAGCCATCCTCGTAAGCGTTTTCAGCCACGGGCGCGTCCCCGACGACCAGGCTCACGATACGGTCACCTACGGCCGCCGGTGTGGCGGGCCGGTTGGTATGGGCGGGATTCGCCACCGGGGCCATGGCCAGGGAGCCGGCCGGGATGTCAGCGCCGGCTTTGGCGTATCGGAACTTGCGGCCGTCGGCGGTGATGCGCAACGCGCCGATGGCTTCACGCTTGGCTTGCGAGGTTTCGCCGACGTCCTGGGTAAAGGAAAGCTTCATGGGTTGGGCCATGGTGTTCCTCCTTCGGAGGGGGGTTAGGAGAGGTTGCTGTGGCAGGCGTGGGCGCGGCGATTCGAGCAGATCAGGTTGCCGTGCCACAGGATCTTCATGGCGCGTCCGGCCGGGCCGCCCAGCTCAACCCACGGCTGGCGGGCGAAGAAGCCGTTTTGGTTGATGGCAAAGCCCAAGTAGTTGGTGTTGACGGCAAAGAGGTTGCCGGCCGGGCAGTAGTCGTCAGGGGCGAGGATCATGCCTTCGTAGACAAGATGGGCGAACCCGGCCTGGGCCACGTTGTCGTCGGTGACAAAGCGCCCCTGCGCCATGAGGATGGCGGCTACTTTTTGGTAAAGCGTCGAGGTGGTCACGGCGACGTTGGGCCGCACCGCTCGCGTTTTCCCCGCGTGATCGGTGAGCTTGAACGTTGCAGCGTCACGGGTTTCGTTCAGGACATGCAGGCTGATGGCCTCATGGTCATCCAACGTGATGCCCTTCCAGGGCTTGGAGCCGTCAGCGGCAATCAGGTCATTTTCGGCGATGCCGCCGTAGGGCTTGTCAGGGTCGGGGCTGGTCAGCGCCCGCAGGCCGGTCAGGGTCGGGGCCTCGTCGCCGGCGGCGGAATAGAGCGTGGCGGCCAGCCACCCGGCGCAGGTACGTTGGGCGGTCTCGATCTTTTGGGTCACGTACTGGACCTGGGCATAGTCGCCACTGTCCTTATGGTCTGATTCATAGACCGTGGCATTGCCGTAGGCGTGTTTCCAGTTGAACGAGGCGGCCAGCCCCTTGGGGGCCATGGGGTCATCCAGGGGCACGCGGATCGTCTCGCCGCCGGCCGGCCGCTCGAACAGGCCGGCCTGGCGGTTCATGAGCAGGTCCAGCAGGAACGAGTTGCGGAAGTAGATGTCCACGGCCCGGCCACCGGCGGCGGCGAAGTAGTCGTTGGTGATGGATTCGATCTCACCGAGAGAAAGGGACATGTGGTCCTCCTTGGGGCTGCTGGCCCGAGTCGCGGCGATGCGCCGGGCTTCGAGGTATTCCAGGCGAGTTTCGATAAGGGCGTCGAGGCGGGCCTCCAGATCGGCGAAGATCGATTCCAGGCCGGCGATACATGGGTCCGTCTCGGCGTCCTGGCTGTTTCCTGGGGTGACCACGGGCCCGGCATGATCGGGCCCGTGGATTGAGGTTGTGTCAGGGTTATTCATTCGGCTGGCCGTCCGTCGCCGGGCACAGGCCCTTCTGGTTGCAGGCGGCGCAGTCCGTGGACAGGCGCACCATGGCTCCGTTGTCCGGGCACTCGAAGGCCTCTTCTTGGGCCTGGCCCATGGGCTGGGTGTCTTCGAGGGGAGCGGTTTCAGTCGGCTGGCCCTGGGCGGGCGGGGCTTGCTCGGGGTCGGGGACAACGCCGGCAGCGGCCAGGGCGTCGGCCGCCATCTGCTTGACCTGTTCGCACTGGACGTAGCTCCAGTCCTTCGAATAGACGCCAAAGTCTTTCTCAATACCGGCAACATCGAGTCCGGCTTCTTGAGCCGCCCTTACGGCTGCTTCACGCGACGCTGTTGTGGCCCTGGGCTTCTTGCTTTGTTCGCCTCCCAAGGGCGCGCCCTTATCAGCCGGAACGTTGGTCAGAGGGGGGAAGACCTCATCGGGATCAGCCAAGCCGTCTTTGATCTCCGTGGCCAAGGAGCGGACGTTCATGTATTCGTCCCTGGTCCACTCGCTGGCGGGCTTACCGATCTTGGCGAATACCCGTTCTTCCGTGACGCCATACTTGGCGAGAAAGGACAGCACTTTGCCCTTCGCGTAGACGAACCGGGTCGGGTCCTCGAGGCCTTTCGCTTCGGAAGCCTTGGCGACCTCAATGGCTTTTGTTTCAAGCCACTTCGGGACGCCGGCGAAGATGACGTTCCGCAGGGCCTTGGACTGGCCGACCTGAAAGCCCATGTCGTCTGCACGCTCCGCGTCGTAGTTTCCACCGACGGGATTGTGCTTCTTTCTGAAGAGACGAGACGTGGTGAAGCCGGTTTCCAGATCGATCCATGATGCGGTGAAGACGTCGATACCGTCCCTGGTTTCCAATTCGACATCGACCACGCAGTTGCCCCAGTTCCTGGCGATGCAGTAGGCCAAACCGATGGAACCGCCTTCGACGACAGAATTGCGGTTTGTCTTTCTGTTTTTGACCTCCCACCGGTAATAGAAGTCCTCGCCGGCGCAGGCGGCTTCCTCCAAGACCTTTTCGACAATCGCGGCAAGGTTCCTGGGCTTCTGAACCTTGATTGCGGTTGCATACTTGGTCTGCATTCGCTGCATGGGTTCTGTGGCGGAGAGGTGGATGGACTGTGGCGATTGCTCCTGGCCGAATTTGGCCGCCGGAGAATCGTTTCCTTTCACAGCGGGCAGATATTCGGGAGGAAGCCCGGTTATGACCCGCATATCCTCCGGCGTCATGTACTGGCCATTGTTCATGGCTATTCGCTCCTTTTGGGGGGATTCTTGCGATGTGCGGGGATATGGGGACACGTCCACCAGTATCCGCAGTATTTCGGGGAACACTTCCAATGACCCGGCTCGGCAGGTGGAAAGATTCCAGCCTCTATCTGGCGCAGCATGATTTTCACTCTGGACACAAGAGCCTGGAAGTCAGCCGGTTCACGTGACGTTTCGAGGCGATGATGGGCCGGTTCCTTGGTCCGGGTGAAAATCTCGAAGGAGAGTTTTGACGGGTAACGGCCTCTGTTGTGGGCAATCACTTCGTTGTACAGGGTGGCCTGAACATCCGTATCGGCTTGGCCTTGCGGCCATTTGCGCGCTGAGTTTTTGAGGTCCAGCCACCATTCGCCCTGGCCGTTCCTGGACAAGACATCCAGCGTGATACGAAAAGGCACCGGTAATTCGGGGTGATCCATGAAAAGCGTGGTTTCTACGAGAATGGGCCGGACCTGGGGAGCAAGGTCGCTTCGATACAAGCCGGCCAGTGCAATCGTGGTGTCCAGCCCTTCGCTGATCTGCTTCCGGGCACTCGGAGCTTCATCCAGGGGGATAAAAACCCCTTCGTCACGGACGGCTCGGACATAAGCGTCTCTTGCGGCATCCTGAATGGTGTCCATGGGTACGTCCTGACCGGAGAGGAGTTTGGCTTTGTGATTGACCTCGGCTCCACGATGGAGTCCCGTGCCAACTCTCCCAGCTATCCCCGCAGGAATAACCTCCCCTTCGATCCATCTTCGGCGCACCGTTTCCCCACACATGGCCCAGGATTTGATGAGGGTTTGATTGATGTAGTTGATCAAGTCCCGCCCCTCCTCTCCCCCTGGCTGGCCTTCTTAAGCGCCAGCTCGGAGATGCCCGCGATCTCGTGGGCCAGGGTCCGGCCGCCGGGCAAGCGCGCCCCCTCTGTGATGGCGGCGCAGATGGCGTGGATGCGGCCCATGGCCTCGTGGAGATAGTGGACGCGCCGCGGCAGTTCCCGGTCCTCGGTGGAGGCGTCCGCTTCGAGGGTCTGCCGGATGTCGGCCAGGATGCGAGAGGCGTCCTCGCCCTGGGCAGTGGCCACTTCCATCCCGAGCGGTCGCCACTCCATCCGGTAATCCACGTTCTGGGCGGGCAGCATGCCGTGATCCCGCTGAAAGTCGTCGCGGAAGGCCCGAAGGAACTTTTCGGCATCGGACTCATCGGGAAACGTCGCCACTTGCTGAAAAACGCCGCAAGCGATGTGCTCGGAGAACACCAACGCCTGATCCGGGGTGATTTGCGACGGTTCCATGGCTACCTCCCCATCTGCCAGACCAGCAGCCGGCCGGAGTTGATGATTTGTTGGCCCTCGATTGAGGGGTTGCAGGGCATCGCCAGAGCGATCAACGTTGCGATGATGCAAGCCACGCAGACGATGCCGCCAATGACATTCAGCACGTGATACCGGTCGCCCTGGCTGCGCATGACGCCTCCCTGCCGGTTACGCCGCCCGCCCGGAGAGGGTCGGAAGCGGCGGCTTCTCGGCGAACTCGAGGTCGTCCATCGTGTAGACGGGCCTGGACGAATCCACCGTCACGCGCGCGCCGGCCGGCACAACCCAGAGGTCGCGGCCGGGACCAAGCATGGCCCGGGCCGGGGCCAAGAGTTCGTCGAGCGTCGCGGGAGGGGCCGGGGGCAGCAAGGCAAGGGTAACGGGCGCGTTGGCCAGCTCCCTGGTGGCGTCCTCAATGAGGTACGGCAGGCCCTCGCCGCTGGTGATCCACGTGGGGTTGGCCCCGCGCTGCTGGTAAAGCGCGACCAGCCAGCTATCCGGGATGGAGCCGCGCCGCTTGGCGTCGGAAATGCTCGACTGTCGGATGTTCAGGAGGTTCGCCAGCTCGACCTGTGTCCGGGTCCCGGCGATGGCGTGTATGCGGGCCATGGCGGCCTCGAAGTCGTTCATGGGGACTCCTTGGCCGCCCTGCCCTCCTACGTGTGTCTCCCTGGCGGGTACCAAGGGCTTCGGAGGGACAGGGCGGCGGCTTGGGGTGTTCATCCCTGGCAGCGTTCGCCGGCCTTTTCGGCGGGCCGCCAGCAGCGCCACGGTGGGGCGCCGGGCCTCTGTTGCGACAAGATCAGGATGAGCAACGCGCTCCTCCTTGGATCGGGCCGGTTGATCCGGTCCGGAGATGGCAAATGGGCCGCCCCGCGTTCGTGGGGGAGGTCGGAGCGGCCCGGGCTAGGGGTTGGGAGGGTCGCATGGGGCGATTTGGTGGAGATGGCCGGGATCGAACCGGCGGCCTCCTGCGTGCAAGGCAGGCGCTCTCCCAGCTGAGCTACACCCCCGAAAGATGATGGCTACGCCGCGCTGCCGCCGCCGCCCTGGGGCGAGAGGCCGAAGTAGGCCGGGCCGTAACCGGCCAGCCCGCCATTACCGAAACACTCGATCATTTCGTCATCGCCGCCGTGGTCGTGGAATTCGGCAAGGGCTGCCTCCTTCGCGGCGGATAGCGTCAGGCTGTCCCGCAACGTCGGTGACGCATTGTTGCTCTCCATGGCCTCCTCCTTGTGTTGTTCGGGGGTGTGGCGGACGGCTGGCCGGGCTTGATGCCGGCTCCTGGCGCACTACCAGCCCTCTACCGGGCGTCTCGGTCATGGCGTTTCCGCAGCATCGGCCAGGGCTACTCCGTCCCGCGTGTCCATCCACGCCGCAGCCGCCCGCCTCACCCCCGATCCCTGGTCAGCCGTCGCGAGTCTCACGCCGGCAATTCCAAGGGCGTCTTTCAACGCGGGGTTTCGGTTTATTGCCAGCCCGCACGGATGTTTCACCGCCGTCGCTCTGGCCGCCCGCTCTGCCCGGGCATGTGGTTGGTGTTCGTTGCTCCTGCCGCTTTCCCCTTCCCCTTGCCTGCCGCGTCTGCCTGCGCCGTCTGGAGCGTCCTGCCGGGCTCTTGTCCTGGCTGGCCCTGCATCCTGGTCGAGGCTTTCGCTTTCAGCTCGGTTCCGGCCGCCTCCCGGTCGCCTACCGGCCCCGGCCAGCTTGGCGCGGGGCTTTGGGCTCGTGAGTGGCGTCGTTGAGGAGAAAATAGAACCTTAGGTTCAGCACGTCAAGAACCATTTGTTCTAATTCTGGTCAAAAAAATAGCCCCGCCGAAGCGGGGCCAGGGCATTTGCTTGTGAAGCTGGTTATTTCCAGTTCTGTTTGGCGTAGTCCGCCAGGATGTATTCCAGGATTGTGAGATTTGAACTGAGGCTCATGGCCCCCGGAGAAGCTAGCGCCCCAATGATGGTAAAATACTGGCTTATGGACAAATTTTGTCCGGCGTAGAGGGTGCCGAGCCAGGTCCCGTACTGGCTCCACTGCATAGATGTTTCGGCTCCCATGTAGATGAGTTTGGCGGCGGAGCGGACCTTGGCCTTGGTGGCAGCGGGCAGGGCCTCGATCTGCTCCATGGTGAGGTAGCTGCCGCCGGTGTCGGCGGTCTTGATGTGGACGTAGGTGTATTGGCCGGTGGTGATGGACCCGGCGGACAGGATGGTCAGCGGCTGCCCAGAGGACACATCGAGATAGAGATCCATGTATTGCGAATACTGGATGCTCGTAAACACGTAGGTGCCGCTGGCCAGATAAGCGGTCCCGTGCTGGTTGGTTGTCCAGGCCTTGTAGGCCGTGCCGGCCGGGATTGGCTTGGCAGCGTTGGAGTTGGGCACGTTGTCCGTGGCGCCGCTGGTGATGGTCGGGGCGACTGGCGCGGTCGTGGCCGGACAGGTGACGGTGGGCATGGTGTAGGGCAGAGGCGTGCCGATGGAATCGTATTGCGCCCGGTTGATGGCCCCGCCGGCCTGGCCGGTTTTGGCTATGGACGCGTATTGGTTCATGGTGATCGAGCCGGTGGCGTAAGCGTTCGACTTGGCCTTGGCGTACTGGCCCACGGTGATGTTGCCGTTGGCCGACACGTCGCCCGCCACCTCGGCGTACTGGTTGAGCATGACGTTGCCTGAGGCGGCGCAGACATAGCCGCCGACCGTGGCGTATTGGCCGAGGTCGGCCGAGGTGTCGGATATCACGTTGCCGCTTACGGCGGCGTACTGGTTGAGCAGCAGGTTTTTGCCGGCCACCGAGCCGTTGACCACGGCATTTTGGGGCAGGGCCAGGTTGCCATCGGTGTTGATGACGTAGTCGCCGCCGGACCATTCAGACGACTTTGGCGTGATCGAGGCTGCGGCCAGGCTGTTGGCCTCCAGCCCTGTGCCATCGTTGACGGTACCGACGGATCGCACGGGGTAGACTCCACCGCTGGGAGCCTGGGCCGTAAGCGTGAATTTGGCTCCCCCGGGCATGGTGTAGGTCGCGCCCGCGCCGGCCCGGATCGTTTCCAGGGCTGCGCTGTCCAGGGTCTTGGCGTACTGGATGCCGGACCAAGCGGCGTAGTATGCGGCGTGGCTCTGGCCGGCGGTGACGACGCCAAGCCCGGCAGTAGAGGAAAGGCGGCTTATGCCGGCGGCGAGGGCGCTGACGACGATGATGGCAATGACAACGACAAGCAGGGTTCCGCCGTGGGCGGGCGAGCGGGATGACGACATAGGCCCTCCTTATATGGAGGACCATAGATATTTATATATCTATTTTGTCAATAAGAATATGCATCAAAATAAAGCACTCCTTAATTTCACTCACCCCTTACGACGCAAGATCGCGCACGAGAGTAAATCACGCAACAAAAAGTGTAAAACGAAGGATTGTTGAGCTTCCTCTCAGAATATATATCTTCAATTTTATCATAACATGCCCGTCGTGCAGCATTCAGCATGTCTCGATGCTTTTGCTTGGCCAGCTTCAATTCATCATCGTCGAAGAAAAGACACCCATCTTTATCAATACGGTCACAAATCTTTGTTGCAAATGAACGATAAGCCAATATATCACTATATTCTGAAGAAAGCCAACCATACTTCCTGCTGCCAATTTCTAAAACAGTTTCTATAGAATCACAGTCGTGATACACATGAGAAATAGCAGTTTTTAATGCTCCAAAATCTTCATCTGTCTGATGCAAAAGATCGTTGATTGACACACCAACCGAGTCTACTTTTGACAATGTCACATCAAAAAATTTATTAAGTCTTAAACATAGGTTTCGGCGGTCTTCTATTTCGTTCTTGTTGTGGTAGTAATAAACGCCGAATAAAATACCAATAACAGAAATAAAAAAAGCTACAACAGGAGCAACTGTAGAATAGTAGTCTTTAAGGTAGGTCATCTGGCAACTATTCGCAATATCGACAAAGGAAATAGCCGGAAGAAAAGGTATTGCTATTAAATACAAACAGAATGAAAAAGCCAAAACTCCCAAAAGAACAAAGCTCTTCATAAAGCTCTATTTTTTCCAATACCCATCGCGCAATTCTATAAAGATAGTTTCAAGCTTTACTGGACTTATATTAACCATCCTGATCTTTTTAAGAATCTTTTCCGGCGTCGAAAATTTTGCAAAGAATGCAAAAGCTTCATTTGCGAAAGAAGGTCCCAGCTTTTCTATGCCAGAAAAATCGAGTTCAATCTCTGGGTCGTCATTCTTCCATTTATCTTCATTTTCCAATTCACTAAGATACAACGACCGAAACTCAAGCGCATTAAACTTACCATCCCCTTGGTGCTCGTCACGATTGACAAGCCGGTTTGAGAATTGTGTCGCGATATTTATAGTTTTCATCTTGGCTACGCCTTGTTTTTATCGTGAGATGATACATTGTACCGGCAAAGACTTTGCCACCATTACTTCCAAACGCCTCTTCTTTCCCATGCTCATCCAGTATATAATAGCCCTTACACGACAAAATCGCAAGCCGTATACCTAGTGCTCTGCAGTTTTCTTTTATTCTTTGTAGGCCTTTTCCTCGACGCTGCCCTTGTTCATAATATTCTACAATCCCGAACCATTCCTTTTTCTTCTCTGGAGCAGTAATCGCACCACTAATATTTCTTTCCATTGCCTTCTTAATAAACATCCCATCATGGTCAGGCGAAGAAGCTAGCTCTTTTAGTATCATATTCCTTTGAGGACCGGTCACCAGACTATTTCTAATACCAATTCCATTGTCTGCAATGCATACAGAAATAATTTCGTGGGTTTCATGAAATTGTGCAAGCATCCACCATCCAGAATCTCGTCTGTAAATGCCATGCTCTGTTACGTTGTTAAATATTTCTGTAGAGATTCTATCGTAAAATACTTCAATTTCATCTGGGCTCAAATCAGAATACCTGACCAGCAGAGCCTTTAATTCATCTTCACGTGCGGATGTTCCAAATCCGTCATGTTCTCGTTTTATTTTAACAATTTCACTTGGTGAATAGTGATAGAGATCGTCTACCTCTTTTATTTTCACATAATCATAGAAACCACAGTGATACAAATAAGAATTGACAGCGCCGCTTTCAGAAGGGAATTGTGCAATCTGCTGTGGTTGTCCTCTGTGTCCGCTAAGCTCTGTCCATTGCTTCAAAGCACACAGCAGTGTTACTGCAGAAGGCCAAACACGAGTGCATAGCCCAAAATCAATTGTCATCATACGCGCTCTTGAGTTAAGCAGCTCCATCGCGTAGACAAGAAAATTTTGAACTAATTGTGGTTCTTCAATCCCGAATTCGCCGTCTATCTTTATTACTTCTGATTTCTTTTTATAGTTTGTCGGTCTGTAATATTCGGAGACAAAATGAGATCGATACTTTTGCTGCTCTGAAAATATAGATAACGGGATGGTCTTTTTGTATTTCTTTTTCCTTTTGCTGTTTCTATCTTGACCTGAATCGCGCTCAAACCTTTTTCTATTTAAAACAAACTCTCTTTTCTTGGACTCAGAAATAACGCTATGTTTCTTTTTCATTAATTTTCCTTGGTCAAATCAAATATTGCATCTTGTGAAGCAATTGAGTCAACTTGGTGTATCTACTTTCTCTTAGGAAGACGATGCCCATACTTCAAAAGAAGTTTATCATCCTCATCAGATTCCATTTCAGCGTATGTCCGCCGTTTCTCTTGGAACATAATCGCTGCGTAAGCAAAGTACAAAATCGTTATCGCAAGCCAATGCAAAATCAGAGAGACAAAATCAATCGAAATCCCAAAAAACGAATTTCCAGGATGTTCTGTTGCAGGCGGCGCAAAAATAAAGCCATACCCTGCTGGTTTGTTGACAATCCCCGCGCCAGGGATGTTGGCAACATATTTCCATGGAGGACAGATCGTCAGCAAGGCCATAAGCAAAATGTAGACGATGACCACGGTCCGCTTTGATGGCATGTCCACCTCTATGTTCTAGAAAATCTCTTTAATTCATTCCTCAATTCACGGTTTTCTTCACGCAAGGTACGATTATCGTCGCGTAGTTCCTGACATTCACGGCGACATGCTTCAAGTTCATTTTTTAATTCTACATAATGAGACTCTAATGGTTGATTTCCATACTTTGACAAAGGTGATTTAACATCGGCGCGCAGATAAGAAGAACTATGTCCATTCCCTGACACATCGACTGCTGGCAACTTTGCGTCTCCAGTAGCTATCAGAGATTCCTCTTCCAAGCACTTGTTTGCAAACAAAAGAAACGTCTCCAGGCTCATCCCCAAATTTTGAGCCAGACGTTTTATGGATTTGATCCCGAGCCCTTTGGCGTGTTTGGAATCAAGAGTATAGTCCAGCATCCTCGGAGAGTTAAGGCCAGCCTGGGCCGCCAGTTGGTCCTTGTCCCTGCCGTCTCGCATCAGGGCACGAAGCGCTGCCGCAGTGGCTGCTTTGATTTCGCTCATAGGAATTTTATGAACCACCAGTTCTATTAGGTCAAAAAGTTCTCGGCCCGTTGACGTGACGAACCTTTGGTTCTAAACTCTTGCCCATGAGAACCGCAGATCGCTTTGCCCAGCTGATGGGTATTACCACCCGTCACGCGGATTATCTCGGCAAGGGGGACCGTGTTGCCAGCCCTGAGCTTGCGATGCGCGCCATGGACGTTTTAGGCCTGAATCCCGTGCTGCTCCTCGATCCCAAGCGGAGAACTCGCCCGCTGTGGGATGATGTTGAGGAGTGCCTCACGCGGCTGGACGCTTCCGCCACTTCCCCCATCTCGTCGCATCCCGGAGCAGCACAACCGGCTCGGCCTCTGGATGCGGCATGACCCCCTCGCTCTCCAGAGTCTGCCCGTCAAATCCTCCAGCCTGGCCATCTCCTCCGGGGCTTAGGCTGCGGCACGATCCTGCGAAAAATCGAGCCTGCCGAACGCACAAGCTTGCACAGGGCGCTAAAACGGATGCAGACCGATCCACCTTTCCCATCTTCGAGCCGGTAGCGCAGGATCATTATTTCCTGCTTGTAACAAACTATCGGACGCTCAAAATTCACGACGCACGGCGTCAAACCTTGCCTTTCTTCCGCTTTATCCACGTGACCCCTCCATACAGCAATCGGGGGTCCACTATCGCAGGCCGTATACCTGGGGCAATAATTTTTACGCCTATATCGAAAAGGATTGTATATATTATCCTGTGGGTTGCTCTAAACCATCTGCCCCTTCCCCTTGTCACTGCCGCCCGGGGCAGAGCAACCGGCCCAGCCCCTGGACGCAGCATGATGGATTTCAATCGTCTTCGGCACTCGGCAGCGCCTGCCGCCATTGCAGGCCGGCCCGGCCGCCGAATCGCTGCAGCGCATAGCGGATCATCTCGGCTTTGGCTGTCTGCGCCGGCGTCCCGGCCGGAAAGGTGCGGCGACGCCAGATGATGACCGCCAGCCCGACCACCCGCAGGGTGACTTTCAGAGCCTTATCCTCTGCCCGCCTCCTGACCGAGACGTGCAGGTGCAGCATCCCCGGGCCGGCTTGGGGCGGATCGGCCCCCTCGGCCTCAGGCGTTGCCATAGGTTCCCGGTATTTCGCAGCGACTCCAGGGCAGACCGGCGATGGCGCGCTTGAGCGATGGGATCGACTCGGCGTTAACGCCCACGCAGCCCCGTTCGCCCCGTTCGCCCACGAACCGCAGCAAGGCCGCGCCCTGGGCGGGATCGGCTATCGGCTCCAGGAACTCCATCGCGAACGTGCCCGGCCGGGGGCATCCCATGGTTTGCAGTGCATCCAACACTTGGTGCAAGGTCGGCATGGCGGATACCGGAAAACGCATGGGGCAAATGGCGCCGTCCTCGGTGTAGGCCTGCACGAAAATCGTGTCGCCCTGGAGCGCCACGCAACTGTCGAAAGACATAATCTTTAGCTCTCGCATACGCACCTCGGAGGTTTTTATGGGTCTGTTTGCAAAGTTGTTCGGGAAGAAGGACCAACAGAATAACGACGAACTGGTTTATGATCTCGACCTGATTCCCGAAGTCACCATTGACGACGTTGACGTAATTTCGATGTCTCAGGGTTCATTCCGGCGAAAAACACCGGCTGAAGAACGCATTCGCGTGACTCTCACCATGAAGAAATCCACGTTTGAGGCGCTGCGTCGCTTCTGTACCGAGACCAATGCGAACGCTTCGCAGGCGCTGCGCTCGGGATTTCGGTTCGCGGAGCAACCGTTTCGGAAAAACACTAGGTTGATAAAAGATTTCGACGAATAGCCGAGTTGAGTCCAGGCGGTTTGGTGGATGAGAACGTCTCGAAAAATCAGGCTGGTGGAGCAGATGAGTATGAATCGTACCCGTGGCGCGCTGTTGGGGCTGCTCGTTTTGGCCGCCCTGCTCCCTGGCCCGGCCCTGGCTGACGACCTGACCGGCGTGGTGCTGCGGGTGCTCGACGGCGACACGCTGCGAGTGCGCATCGACTGCCCGTGCTGCCCGCCTCTCCTCCAAACCTGGGGCGTGAGGCTGCTGGGGGTGGACGCCCCCGAGCTCAAGGACAAGCGCGCCGACAGGGCATTCCTGGCCAGGGAGGCCCGGGGCGTGCTGGCTGAGCTGTGCCCGCCCGGGGCGTCGGTGACGTTGCGAGGGGCCAAAATGGACAAGTACGGCGGCCGGATGCTGGCCTGGGTGTCCTGCAACGGCGGCCCGGACGCGGCCGGGGTGCTGCGGGGCTACGGCTTGGTCCGGGAATACTGGGGAAAGGGGCCGAAGCCGTGGTAAGCGCGCTGCCGCTTGAGCTTCCGCCGCTGTCGGTGGGGTCTCTGTTCACCGGCATTGGCGGTTTGGACCTCGGGCTTGAATGGGCAGGAATGGAGATTTCTTGGCAGTGCGAACAGAACACTTTTTGCCGTGGCGTGTTGCGGCGGCACTGGCCCAAGGCGAGGCTTTACGATGACATCAACACGCTCATTGCAAATGACCCTGCTCCCGTTGACGTCCTCTGCGGAGGATTCCCCTGCCAGCCCGTCAGCCTCGCCGGGCGCCGCCAAGGAGCCAATGACGCCCGGTGGCTCTGGCCAGCTATGCGAGACGTCGTTTCGCACCTCCGACCAACTTGGGTACTTGGAGAAAATACTCCTGGACTCATCACAATGGGACTCGACGGAGTGCTGCTTGACCTGGAAACGCTCGGCTACGCCTGCCGGACGTTTGTTGTTCCGGCTTGTGCCGTCGATGCGCCGCACCGACGAGACCGCGTTTTCATTGTGGCGCACTCCTGCGGTAGCGGACGCGACCAGGGGGGCACACCCCTGCCCGGACAAACAAGCGGGGAAGCACTCGCTGGTGACGGAGGCGAAAGGACTGTGGCCGACGCCGCAATCGAATGTGGTCTATCCAAAGAACGGGCTAGAGCCGAAGGTGCGATGCCCAAGCGATCCTCAAGTAGGACTCGCGGATGTGGCGATGTGGTCCACGCCCACGGCCAGTCTTCACAACGACGGGGAGAGCCCGGAGACGTTTCGGGCCAGGCAGGCCAAACTCAAAGAGAGCCACAGGAACGGCAACGGAGCGGGAACGCCGCTGGCTATCCAGGCCAAGGAGTCAGCCCTGTGGCCGACGCCGGCGGTATCGGATGCCACGGGGGGAAAGACAGTCCCTGCCGGGACAACACCGGGAGGGATGAGGCCGGACGGGAGCAAGGCGCAAGTCGGGCTGCGTACGACGGCTTTATGGTCCACGCCTCGGGCCTCGGACGGGGAGAAAGGCGGACCCAACCAGAAGTTCGGAGCGGGCGGCCAGCCCCTTCCGGCCCAGGCCCATGGAGCGATGCCATCTGGATCACCGGAGCTGACGGAAAAGCCCGGCGGGTTAAACCCGGAGTTCGTCTGCTGGCTCATGGGGTTCCCGGCCGGGTGGCTCGATTAGGAAGCCTTGGGAACGCCGTCGTTCCATACTTAGCGCTCCGATTCGGCCGCGCCATCCTTGCCGCGCATTACGGGTTGACCGAGACGGGTGAGGTTGCGGCGTGAGCATCCTGGACGCCCACGGTCGCGAGGCCGCTCCTCTGACCGCATATGAACGGCGATGGGCCGAGACCATGGAGACACTGTCATGACCAGCGCAGACGTTCGCACAGCCATGCGCGCACGCTTCATCTCGCCAGAGTGGGCGCTGTTTTTCGAGGTTGGCGACGGCACCGGTGCGCATCAACATCGCTGGGCCGACGCCGTAGCCATGAACCTGTGGCCATCGCGGGGTCTGTCCATTCACGGGTTCGAGATCAAAGTCTCTCGCTCCGACTGGCGGGCCGAACTCAAGAACCCGGCAAAGGCTGAATCGGTGTCCCAGTATTGCGACCACTGGTGGATCGTGGCCCCCACCGGAGTAGTCCCGAAGGATGAGCTACCCGACACCTGGGGACTTTTCGAGGTGGACCCGGCCGGAAAGCTCAAACAGGTGGTTGCCGCTCCCAAGCTAGAAGCCAAGCCGGCGGGCCGGCCGTTCATGGCTGCGCTCCTGCGCCGTGCCGGACAGGTGGGCGAAGATGACATCCGCAAAGCCGTCATGGTGGAGACGGACAAGATCAGGGACCAGCACAAGCAGGCGGTGGATCGGGAGGTGGCTCGGAGGATGGAGCGCTACGACCGTGTGGTTGAGCGGGCAAACGAAATTAAGGATTTGTGCGGCATCGACCTGAAAGGGTGGACGCCGCCCGAGGAGATTGCCGCCGCCATCAAATTTGTTCTCACCGTTGGCTCTCTTGACACCTACCGTGGGGTTGACCGCATCCGTGACAATCTGCGCCGGGCGTTGGAACAGATGGACCAGGCCGTGGAAGAGGCACAGGGACAGCGTGCGGCCGTGGAGAAGATGAGGGCGGCGTCATGAGCGGAGCCTTGGCCCTCACCCCCAACCCTGGCCCCCGCCGCTGCGTCAAATTCTCCGGCCGTGCTCAAGGGAAAAATGAATGGCTCACCCCGCCGGACCTCATCAGGTTGCTTGGCCCTTTCGATCTGGACCCATGCGCCCCGGTTGATCGCCCCTGGGACACCGCACGGGATCATCTCACCATCCGCGAAAATGGCCTTTCCCGGCCCTGGGCCGGCCGCGTCTGGCTCAATCCTCCTTTCGGCCAGGAAATCCCCGAATGGATGCGGCGCATGTCCAGCCACGGCGACGGCATCGCCCTGGTCCTGGCCCGGTCGGAAACGGCCTGGTTTCAGGACTACGTCTTCGGTTCGCCAACCATGTGCGCCGTCCTGTTCCTGCGCGGCCGGCTCACATTCCACCACGCGGACGGAACGCCGGCCCGGGGGAACTGCGGGGGGGCTCCTGTGCTTGTGGCTTATGGCAGTCGCAACGGGGTAGCCCTGTCCACCTCTGGTCTTCAGGGAGCGTTTTTCCCTGCACGATGCACAGGACTCCCCGCCACGGTCGGGGTAGGAGCGTAGAACATGCGCGACTACGCAACGGTCTCGCCTGTCTTCTGGACAGGGCAAACAGGACGCCGCCTAAAAGCCGCCGGACCTGATGCAATGCTCGTTGCCCTGTATTTGGTCACCTCGCCTCACTCGAACGCCTTGGGACTGTACTACCTCCCCGCGCTCTATGTCGCGCACGAAACTGGCCTGCCTCTGGAAGGGGCTTCAAAGGCCCTTCAAAGGGCTCAAGACGCCGGTTTTTGTGCCTACGACCAAGACGCGGAGGTGGTGTGGGTCTTTGAGATGGCCCGGTTCCAGATTGGCCACGCCCTATCCCCGAAAGACAACCGGGTGAAATGGGTCAACGAGGAATATGCAAAGCTCCCTAAATGTAAATTTTTAAAGGATTTTTTTGACAAGTATGCTTCAGCCTTCCACCTCAAGGAAGCTCGGGGCGGGGTACAAAATACAACCCCCTCGGAAGCCCCTTCGAAGCCCCATCGAAGCCAAGATCTTGATCAGGAACAAGATCAGGAGAAAGAGGAACCTTCCCTTCGGTCAGGTTCTTGCCCGGAGGTGGCCGAGCCACCTGCCGGGCAGACGCCGGCAGAGCTGCCGAAGCTGATTGGAACCCTCCCCCTGGCTGACGGATCGGATTTCGAGGTGAGGCAGGACCTCGTGGACGAACTGACCCCGCTCTACCCGGCCGTGGACGTCCTGCAGGCATTGCGCAGCATGAAAGGCTGGCTCTTGGCCGACCCGAAACGACGGAAAACGTCCAGGGGCGTCCGCCGCTTTATTTCTGCCTGGCTGGATCGGGACCAGAACAAGGGCGGGAACGTGCCGGCGGCCAGGGCCAGCCCCGCCCCCGGACCTATCGTGCCGAGAAGTGTCCGCGACCTGGAAAGCATCGAGCGTCATACCGAGGCCGAAAGGCTTTTGCGAAGAGGAAGGCCCCATGAAAATGCTGGAGATGCAAACAATCCGGGACGAGTTGGGCAGGCTCAATGTGCGGCTCTCTCCGCCACTGAGGTTGATACCGGCCGAACTTGAATCCAGCGCGGAAACGCTGGCCATTGACCTCGCGGGATGGACCGAAGACCGTTTTTTTATGGCCATTCAAGAGCATCGGCGGCGCTCAAATTACCTGCCGATGACGCATAGCCTGATCCTGGCTGATGCGGCAGTTCGGTCTGCCGTTGCCGAGCCGATCCCGTTACCCCCGGGCAAGGACGAAATGCAGGAAATTTGGGCTCTGGGAAAGCGGCGTGTGCGGGAATTGCTGGATAACCTGGCTGCAGGATGCCGGCGTGAAACCGTGCGATGAGATCCCTGGCCTGCGCTGCTGCAACGCGGGATATTGCTGGGGGAAGCACTATTTCGGCAAGAAGGTCGAAAAAACGCCGCTGGGACAAGTCGAAACGTGCCTCTGGCAGCCCACGGTACTTGAGCGTCATCGCAGGGATGGCGGGGAAATTCCGGCCGGCCTCATGCCGGCGCAACGATAACCCGGCTTTGGCCGGAAGGAGATCACATGGACCAGAAAGAAGCGACCCAAGCGGCCTTGGAAATCGTCAAAGCCCAGGCGTCCGTGCGGGCGATGACCGACATCGAGATCAACAGCATGATCGCCAGCGTGTCGGCCGGCATCCTCGCGGCCTCCAAAGGTGACACCGTCATGGACAGCATGGCGGACATTTTCAAGGCCTCGGTCATCGATCCCCAAAAGGCCGTCACCGAACGTGCGGTGGTCTGCCTGGAGTGCGGGAAGAAATTCAAGATCCTGACCAAGAAGCACTTGGGCGCCCACGGACTGACCCCCGAGGAATACAGGGCCAAGCACGGCATGAAGAAGGGCGCGCCCCTGATCGCCAAGGGCCTGCAGCGCGAGCGGCGCAAAAAGATGAAGGACATGAAGCTGTGGGAGCGGCGCGGCCAGCAGGAAAAGGCCGAATAACATGCCTCAGGAGCGCATGTCGGCCGCTCAATACCGTGCCTTGCGCCTCGGGGAAAGCCACCCCGGGGCGCGGCCCGGTCCTGCTCGTCGTGCTCCGCATCAGGCCGGCAAGATGAACAAGCTCGAAGCGCAGTATGATCGCGAAGTGCTGCGACCCCGCCTGAGGGGTGGGGAATACCTTGACGTGCGTTTCGAGCCGTTCAAGCTGCGGTTGGCGGACAAGACTTTCTACAGCTTCGATTTCGTCGCGGTGCGACCGGAAGGCTTTGAAATCCACGAATGCAAGGGCTTCTGGGAAGATGACGCCCGCGTGAAGTGGAAGGTGGCAGCGGAGCAATTTTGGTGGTTCCGCTTCTTTGCGGCCAGGCTTGTCAAAGGCTCGTGGGAAGTTGAGGAATACCGGGGGTAGACTTGCAGCTTCTGCTTATCGGCGCGGACGCCATCGCCCAGGCCATCGGCGAGCCTCGCGACGCCATACGCAAACTGGTCGACAAGCAGGGCCTGCCCGCCTGGAAAAGCGGCTCCGGCCGGGGCACATGGCGCGCCCGGCCGGCCGATCTCGATGCCTGGTTGGAGCGCCAGCGCGATGCCAGATGCCCAAATCATTGCCTGGGCGCAGTCAAGGATTCCGCAGTCGCCCGCTCCAACGCCAGGCCATAGCGCGTCGCAGCCTCGGCAAACGCCGGATCGGTGTCGAGCCGTTGCAGCAGCATCCGCCTCCCCGCCTCTTCTCCATGCTGATCCAAGCAGTTGAACACGTATGCAATCAATTCCGCTTCGCTCATTAAATTCCCCTTTTTCTTGGCCCTGATGGCAATGCCCGCCAATCCTGTCAATACCCCAAAGTGGCCCGCCCGATACCCGCCCGAACCCCGTCCGATCCCCTGACGTGAGGTCCCTGTAAATCCAGGGGCTAGGCTCTCCCGCATCAGCCCAATTCTGGGCAACGGGGGTCTGCCATGGATCATGCCGACATTCTCCGGGATTTCCCGCTTGGGGTGTCTCTGCTCAAGGCAGAGGAGGGGTACAAGGACAAACCCTATCGCTGTTCTCGCGGATTTTGGACTCTCGGCTATGGGTTCAATCTGGTTGCCCATGGTTTTGCCGAGGAAGATTTTGCGGGTTGGGTTTGGGATCGCGCGAAAGCGGAATCGATGCTCCTTGATGAGCTGGCGGATATTGTCGCCCTGCTCGACCGCCGTTTTCCGGCCTGGCGCGAAAAGCTTGATGCAGTCCGGGAAGCCGTCGTCCTGTCGTCGTTCTACCAACTCGGCGTCAACGGCGCTCTCGCCTTCAAGAACACCATCGCCATGGTTCAGGCCGGCGATTGGGAAGGGGCTGCCCAGGGCATCATGGCGTCCCGGTGGGCCAAACAGGACCCGGAGCGCGCGCAGCGCAACGCCGACGCCATGCGCACCGGAAATCTCCCGGAGGTGGTGCGCGGTGTCAGGATTTTTGCTCCCGAAACGGCTCCGGTCGTGGATGCAGCATTGGTTCAACCCGCGCCACGTGTGGTGCAGGCTGAAGGATTGCGGAATCAGCAAGTCGACAGCGGACCGCTGGGCGGGCAGGTGGGAGCGGGTGTACCGGGCCTTGGGGCTCTGATCGCCGACATCTCCAAGCGCATCGGCAAGTCCCCGGCCGCCTACGGCGCCTCGGGCCTGTTCGCCATGCTGGTGGGCAACGTCCGGCTGAAGCTGGACTTGTGGGTTTTCGATCACGTCTACCACTTCGAGGACGCCGGCGCGCTGGCCGCGGCGGTCGCTCTCGGCCTGGTCGCCTGGGGCCTGGCCCGCCACCCCGTTTGCGGCAAGGGGGGCCAGAATGCGTAAGTTCCTTCTCCCTCTGCTCATCGTCTCCACTCTGTCCATGGCCGCATGTGCCAACCTGTCCACGTCCGGGGCCGGTCCATCCTCCGCCGGCCTCGGGCCGGATGGGCTTGAGGCCTCCGAATCCACGTCCACCCTGCCCGAACGGATCACGTCGGGCATTTCCTGGTTGTGGGCCTGCGTCGTGTCCCTGCGCGCCATGGGCGTGGGCTCCGGCCCCCTGGCCGAGTTGACCGCCACCATCACGGACATTTCCCGGCTGGCCCAAGGCGGCGACCTGGACGCGGCCCGGGAGCTTTTCAGCAAGGCATGGGCCATGGCCGTCTCGCTCAAAGGGGGTAAGGCGTGATGGACCTGCAGACGTATCCCACCGTGCGGCCCAAGCTGGTTTCCGGCCATGTCGTGACCTTTGAAGGCTCGGACTTGCTGTCCCGGGCCATTCGCTTTTTTGCCCCGGGCGGATCGCACACGGCCATGGTGCTGCGCCTCGCCGACTGCGCGGACACGGTTTTCCTCATCGAGGCATTGGAGCATGGGCCGACGCTAACCCGCATGTCTCGCCGGATCAGCAACTACGATGGCCGTGTGCATATCCAGATGCCGGACCTGACCCGCACGCAGCAACGGGCGTTGACGGCCATGGCCCTGCGACTGCTCGGGGCCCGTGTCGGCTATGACTACCCGTCCCTTTTCGCCAACGTGCGTCGCCGAGTGGCCCTCAACATGCGCCGGGGATTTTGCAGCGAGACGGCGCAATACCTGCTGACCATGGCAGGCGTGATGCCGCCCCAGGCCGAGGCCATGACCCCCGGTGAACTGCGGCAGGCGCTTGGCCATGAGGTTACCTTGGCCGCCTACACGGCCGATTGCGAATCGGTCGAGGTCGGGGGTGTCGCATGAGTGACCTGGACGTTGAACGGCTGGCGGAGGCCCTGGCCGAGAAGCTCCAGGACGGGAAATGCGGTCAGGCCTCATGCTGCGCAAAATGCAGCCTTACCCCGGAAGACCATGCCGAGCAGCACCGCGCCATGTCCGGGGCCCTCAAGATGCGGTCGGTGGTGGTGGTCAAGATACTGGAATGGGGCGCCGTCGCCATCGTCGCGTGGGTTGCCATGCGGATGGGGTGGGTCAGCGCTCCCCGGCCGTAACAGCAACGCCAAAACCTCGCGGCGGCTTGCCCGAAACGACGGGCACAACCCCCGGCCGCCGATATGCCCGGGCATGCCACGTAAGCCCCGGGCGAACGGATAAACGGACGCCGATCAAAAGGGCACGGGCTCGACCGCTGGAAGCCTGGGTATAGCAGCGGAATACAAATCAAAGTCCCCAGGGTGAAGCACGGCAGGTCCGATATTTCGCGAGGCATACGGCACAGGACGGATCAGGGCGTTTTTTCCCCTTTCGGGGGAGAGGTGTACGTGATGAGTGGGAAAAGCGGCGGTCTGAACAAAAAGCAGCAGCGTTTCGTTGAGGAGTACATTGTGGACCTCAACGCCACGCAAGCCGCTATCCGCGCCGGTTACAGCGCCAAGACCGCCTATCGGATCGGTCACGACCTCCTTCAGAAAACGTCAGTTTCCGACGCGATACAGGCGGCCATGGCCGAGCGGTCCGAGCGGACCCAAATCACGGCCGACGAGGTTCTCAAGGAGCTGGCCCGCATTGCGTTTTCCGACATTCGCAAAGCGGCCACGTTCGGGCCTGCTGGCGTCACGATTCGGTCTTCCGCCGAGCTTGACGACGCCACGGCCGCGGCCATCTCCGAGGTCAGCGAGACCACTACGCAGTTCGGGGGCTCCCGCAAGGTCAAACTGCACGACAAGGTGAAGGCCCTGGAGCTGGCCGGCCGCCACCTGGGCCTGTTCGAGAAGGACAAGGGCCCGGGCGCGGCCGTCCTGAACTTCATCAGCATGTGCCCCGAGCCGGCCCCGCTGCCGGATGAGTTCAAGCCACCGGACCCGGATGATGCCCAGGACTCCCAGGAGGGCCAGGGATGAATGTCCAGGCCGAATACCGTCCCTTGCCGAAGCAAGCGGCTCTGCACGCCAGCCCGGCCAATGAGGTCCTGTACGGCGGAGCCGCCGGCCCGGGCAAAAGCCATGCCCTGCGCATGGAGGGTCTGCACTGGTGCCTGCGCATCCCAGGCCTGCGGGCGTACCTGTTCCGCCGGACCTTCCCCGAGCTGGAACAGAATCACATCCTGCCCTCCCAGGCCCATTTCCCCATGGGCGTCGGCACATTCAAGGCCCAGGCCAAAAGGTGGGACTTCGTCAATGGTTCGCGCCTCTTCTTCGCCTCGTGCCAGTACGAACAGGACGTGTTTCGCTATCAGGGCGCGGAGATCCATCTGCTCCTCATCGATGAGCTGACCACGTTCACAGAGTTCCAATACGACTACCTGCGCGGCCGCCTGCGCTGCGCCTTGGTCATTCCCGAGCAGTACCGCCATAAAATCCCGGGCATCTCCTGCGCGTCAAACCCTGGCGGGGTGGGTCATGCGTTTGCCAAGCGGCGCTGGGTGGATTTTGTCCGGCCGATGGAGCTCAAGCGTGCCGCCCAGGATGAAGGCGGCATGTTGCGCACCTACATTCCCGGCCTGCTCCAGGACAACCCGATCCTGATGCAGCGTGACCCTGGCTATATGGCGCGACTGGATGCCCTCCCGGAGCCGTACCGCTCGGCCTACAAGGACGGTCGCTGGGACATCTTCATCGGCCAAGCCTTCGAGTTCAACCGCTCGCGCCATGTCGTCAAGCCGATGCCGATCCCGGAGCACGCGCCCCTCTACATGACGTTCGACTGGGGCTACGGCGCGCCGTTCTCCTTGGGCTGGTGGTGGGAGGATGCCGACGGCCGGCTTTATCGTTTCGGCGAGTGGTACGGATGGAACGGCACGCCCAACCAGGGCCTGCGGCTCGTGGATTCCGAGATTGCCCGGGGCATCCTGCAGCGGGAGGAAAGGTGGGGGCTGAAGGGGCGTCCCATTGTCCGTCTTGCCGGGCCGGACTGCTTCGCCAAGAAGCCCGACTATCGCGGGGGCGGCCAGGGACCGAGCACGGCCGAGCAGTTCGCCGAAGGCGGGGTGGACAAGCTGACGCCTGGCGATCCGTCGCGCGTGGCCAAGATTCGTCGTTTTCGGGAGCGGCTGAAGCTGCCGGCTGACAACAGCGCGCCCATGCTCCAAGTCTACGAGTCCTGCGAGCAGTTCATCCGAACCATCCCCTTGCTCCAGATCGATCCCCTGAACGTCGAAGACATCGACACCAAGGGCGAGGACCACATCTACGACGAAGCCTGTCACATCTGCATGTTGCGCGCTCCGGCGGCTGACGGCCTGACCGCCGGGACAAATTGGGGAAGGAGGTCATCATGAGCTGCGGCACAGCACAGGCGGCGGTTCGATTGGCGGGCCTGGGCCCGTATGTCGATCTGGGCGACGATGTCACGCTCTGCTTCATCTCGAACCGGGCATATCGGACATGCTCGGACTGCGGGACCGTGTTCGTCGTATCGACCTGGGTCGGAGCTGGCGCGGGGCGCTGCCCGTTCTGCAGGGGGGCCATGACGCGGCCGGCCAGGGAGGAGCAATGAACGTCCGCGCGTCGGGCCGCACATCGTCGCACGATGCTCCTCCTCAAGATGCTTCAGGCCCTGAGTGGGGTGGCGTTGATTACTCCCCAAAGTACGCCGCCGGGCGTTGTCCTCGTTGTGGGGCCTTGGTCAAGGCCTACAACCGGGAACCATGGCTGGGCGCGCTCAGGATTCGGCATCACCGGTGCGGGTGCGGCGCGAGCTTCAAGAGCATCCAGCAAGACCCTGTCGCGTAGCTTCAAGCGGCAACCCTGCTCATACCGCCTGCGGTATCGACTCTCTTTCCTTATCCAGAAATTCCGCTTTCATGGGCCTATGCCCCGTGTCCACCAAATCCACCTCCCTGGCCGCGACGTCGGCCCCGCGAACCGGCAGATAGACCGGATCGAGGGGACCACGACGCTGGCGGTCCCGCCCTCGACGGTCTGGCGAGACAGCGTCACCGGGGCCGAATACGCGGCCCTGGCCGGCGGCCTCGCCTGGCCGGCCCATCCTGCCCCTGGTGCGCTGGTCGTCCTCGGCCTGCGATGGTCCCCGGGTGACCGGCGCACCTATCATGCCCTTACTGAGGTGGTTCACGACAATTTGGACGAACTCCTCAAAAGGTATCTGGCGCTGTCGGACACGTGGGTTCTTGATGATCCGGGAAAATGGTTTGGGCCGTACGGCATGGACAAGGATGAGGAACCAGACCCCTACTATTCGTATTCTCTCGTCTCGTGTCAGGCCTTGGGCAAACTGTTCCTTCTCACCGATTTGGCGTGGCAGCAAAAGGACCGATGGCGTGTCTACTGCCAGCGCATTTCCGACGCCATTGGCCCGTCCGGCTCTCTATACCCCGAGGGCTTGCCCGGGGTCATGGCCGAGGGCACGCGGTTCACGACCACGTGGCGCGGCGGCGTCCTGCCCGATCCCGCGCAATTCCCGTTGATGGCGGCCCTGGGCCGCGCCCTGGAGGGCCTGGACTTGGTCCAGCCGCTCCGCGACCTCGTGACCGTCCCTGGCCAAGCCTACGGCGACCCCTGGGACGATGCCGCCCGGGGCACGCACACGCCGGCCCCCGGCGAGCTCCTGCCCACCATCCCTGATTTCGATGCCCTCACGGAGGTAATCTCGTGACCGTGATTCCCCTGCCGCTCTGGCAGTTCGTAGCCATGGCCCTGGGCCTCGTGGCGCTCCTTGCGGGGGCGCTGCTGCTCGGCTGGCGTCTCGGCCGGGAGAGCGTGCAACGGCCGATGTGGCTGACCACGGCCCCCCTGCCCCGGCCTACGGCCGCCGAGCTGCTTCCAGGGAATGATCCCTGGGCCGAGGCCATGGGCCGTGGGGGTGACGCATGAGCCTGGTTCTCGTGTGTGAGATGTGCGGCACCAACCTCGGCACGTTCGATCCCGAGGGCTTGGCCATGCCGCTGGCCGGGGCCATGTTCTCCCCCCTGGGGCCGGGATTCGCGCCGCCGTTCGACCAGGCCGCGCCCTGGGAATTCCTGCTGTGCCCCATGTGCCTCAAGCGGGCCATGGGATGGGACATGAGCGCGCCGGATATGGTGCGCCCGGACCGCCTGTTGACCACGGACGGCTACTGGATCGTCGGTGAGGGCCTGGAGACGCCGCCGCCGGCGCCCTACGTCCACGACTCGGAGGAGCTGGCCAGGGAGTGGGAGCAGGCCGAGGCGGCGCGCGAGGCGGCTCGGCAGAAGCCGACGGCGGCACACGCGCAGCCGGCCACGCAGGCCCCGGCCTCGGACCCGGTTCCGGCCCCAGCCAAGCGCAAGGGCAGGCGGTAGGCCATGGCCGACGACGTCTCCCCCAACATCCTCCCGCCGGCAGACCGGCCCAAGGACGTCGCAAAAGCGGTCCTGGGCCTTTTCCTCGACTGCATGGCTGACAGGGAAGCCAAAGGGCTGCCGGCGCGCTGGAACCGCAACTACCGCCTGGGCCAAGGCGTGCATTGGGAACGCACGCCCAGGCAGGCCGGCGTGCCCCTGACCACGGCCAATCTGCTGCACCTGCACCGGACACGCACGGTCAACACCCTCACCAACAACAACCCCACGTTCAACGTCTACCGGGTGGGGCCGGAGGGTGATGAGGACGTGTTTCAGACCATCGAACGGCTGGCCACGTACTGGTGGAGCGAGCAGGAGCAGCAAGCCGTTTTTGAGACCTCCGTCATCAATGGCGAGACCTACGGCGTGGCCGTGGAAAAAACCATCTTCGATCCGACGCTTGAGGGCATCGGCGAGGTCCAAACCGTCACCATCGAGCCATGGTACTTCGGGATGCACCCCGTGGATACTCGGGACATCCAAGCGGCCAACGCCAATCTGCACTTTCAAAGCATGGACATCAGGGAGGCACGCCGACGCTGGCCTAAGTTCGCTGACAAAATCAAGACAGATGCCCAAATCCTGGAGCAGGTCAACGACACCCGCAACGAGGTGATGACCGGTTCCGCATCGTCCGGTTTGCTCATGCGTTTCGCTGGGGCTGTTCGTTCCTTCTTCTCGGGGCCAGCTTCGAACCAGTCCAACGGCCAACAGGACCGGGTGTTGATCATCGAGTGTTGGGCCAAAGACTACACCATGACGGACACGGGTCCGCTCTACCCTGGATTTATCCGCTGCGTGACCGTGTGCAACGCTGGGACGCTGGTGCTGGACGACCGGGGCAATCCGTCCATCAACCCGACCATGGATGCAGTTGAGGCGTCAAAAACATGGTTGTTCGACAAATTTCCGTTCAGTCTAGCCGTCTCGAACATCGATCCCGCCAGCGCATGGGGATCATCCGACTTCGACCAGCTGGCCAGCCTGCAGATGGAAATCAACAAGTGCCTGTCCCAAATCACTTACCACAAGGACCAGGCGGCCCGGCCAAAGATCATCAACCCCCGTGACTCGGGCGTTCCCAATGAGGCGTTCTCGAACCGCTTGGGCATCATCAACCCGGTTTCGGCCGCGCTGTCCCAGGCCATCCGCTACATGGAGTTCCCGAACAATACCCAGGACATCCAGGCCGTCATGGGCATCTACAAGGAACTCTTACTCCAGATTGCCGCCACCTTCGACCTGGAGCGCGGGGACACCCCGGGCCAGAGCGTCATAGCCTACAAGGCCCTGGCCGCCCTCATCGAGCAGGCTTCCACGATGATGGCCGGCAAGATTCGGCATTACTCGCGCCTCATTCGTGACAGGGGGCGCATGTACCTGTCCCACGTCCAGAACTGGTACACCGAGGAGCGGTGGATCAGCTTTTCCGACGCCGACGGCCGCACCACGCCGATGTCGATCAACGGCAAGATGATGCGCGTCCCGGCCCGCCTGACCGTTGTCAACGGCTCCACCATGCCGGTCTCGAAGATCCAGCAGCGCGAAGAGGCCTTGGAGCTGTTCCGCGAGCAGGCCATCGACCGGCAGGAACTTCTGGAAAAGCTTGAATACTCCAACACCCGCGAGGTGGTCGCCCGTATGGCCGCCGTCCCGGCCGAGCAGGTGGTGCAAAACCTCGTTGTCGCCGGCCTCCTTTCTCCCGAGGCCGCCGGCCAGGCCGCCCAGGTCGGGGCCATGGACCCGAAGGACCTGGCCAAGGCCGTGGAGTCCGGCGAGCTCAAGCCGGCGCCCCCGGCCAGCCCGGGCCAGCCCCAGAGGCCGAGTCCCGAAGAGCAGGCCGCCGCCCATGCCCAAGCTCTCGAACTTGAGAAGGGGCAGATCGACAACGCGAAGGGCCAGGCCGAAATCGAAAAGCTACAGGCAGAAAAGACACGCCTGGAGGCCGACGCCAAGCGTCTTGAGGCCGAGGCCGCCAAGATCGCCGCCGATGCCGCGATGGTCAGCCAACGCGACGCACGCGAAGCGGCGGCGCACCAGTTGTCCACCGTCGAGACCGTGGGTCGCATTCAGCGCGAGGCCGACGGCCATCAGCACAAGATGTCCATGGACCAAACCGAAGCTGAGCGCAGGGCCGCCGAAACTGATGCCAAGACCAGGGCCGCAGAAGCTGCAGCCTCGCCCCCGTCGCCCCCATCCCAGGAACCCCAACCCGTAACGCCGCCCCCGAGCGGCCCCGAGGGAGGCATCAATGCCGCTTTATGATTTCGCGTGCTCGGCGTGTGGCCGCGTGACCGAACTCCTCGCGCCCATGGATCAGCTTATTGCCGCATGTCCGGTCTGCCGTAGCCCGGCTGATCGGATCATTTCCGGCCGGTCCGCATACCGCAGTGATGCCGACTGGGTGGCGTCCTGCGTGGTCGGATTCGATCCCGAGGACACCCGCCCTGCGGTGCGCGCGTATTTCGCCAATCCGAACGACCGGCATGTCCTGGCCCGGGCCATGCGCGTCGCCGGAATCCGCCACAAGGATCATGGCGAAGACGCCGCGGCCAAGCTCGCGCGTTCGGCGATGATGAACATGGAGCCGGTCACGCGCGAGGTCATGGAGCGACACAAGGCCCGTCACGGCCGATAACCCATAGCCACAGGAGAGGATTCGATGCCTGACCTGATTTCCACCGTGCCCGGAGACATCGGCAGCGGCGGGCCGGCCATGCCGGCGGCGGCTCCCGATCCGCAACCGGGCCCGGAGTCCGGGACTCCCACTCCCGGCCCAGGGCCGGCCACGCCGCCGCCCAGCGCGCCCGACAACGGCGATCCCGGCAAATCCGGGGCCCCGGCCCTGGCCTCCGACACGCCGCCCGATCCCAAGCCCGCCGCCGCCCCGACGCCGGCCGCGCCGCCGGCTCCCGTTGAATCGCCCGAAGTGCTGGGTCTGCGCGCGCAGGTGGAACAGCTGACCCAACTGGTCGGCCAACTCATGCCGTCCAAAGCAGAGACGCCTGCGGCTCCGGCCCGGGACTTCGCGGCGGAAAAGGCTGCTCTGGACGCCGACTTCAAGGCCGAAAAGCTCGACACCACCACCTACATGGCGAAGGTCACGGCCCTGGCTACTGAGCAGGCCAAGGCCGATGCCCTGGCCGTGGTCAGCCAGGGGAACCACAACACCGTTCAGGCGGTACAGGCCGAGCTGAAAAAGGCCCAGGACAACGCGTCCTGGAAGGCCCTGTGCGAGGCCCATCCCGGGCTGCAGGGCTTCGAGCGGACGCCCGAGTTCGCCGCGCTCAAGGCTGCGAACCCTCTTCATGATCCCCTTTCGGCCTTCCTGACGCACCAGCTCACCGAGACCAAAGCCGCCACCGAAAAGGCCGTGGCCGACGCGGTGAAGGCCAAGGAAAAGGAGATGGTCGAGGCAATCCGGGCCAAAGGCCATGCGGCCGTGCTCGGAAACCCCGGCGGCCAGGCCCCCAAGGCCGGCGTCGATTTCGACGCCATGCTCAAGGAACCGGATAAATATGGCGGACTGGCCGCCGTGCAAGCGGCCAAGCTCAAGCACCAGCGGGCCAGTGTCGGCGCGCAATAAAGGAGAGACCCTATGCTGACCTTTGAAGAACTCGAAAGCATCACCAGCGACTATTTTGCTGCCGCTGACGGCCAGGCCGTGGACATTTATTGGCGCGAATCCTTCCTTCTCGACCTGCTCATGAATAAAAAACGGGGGCTGTTCGAACGTCCTTCCGGCGGCCTTCACATCCGCATTCCCCTCAACTATTCCGGTGCCGAAGGCGGCTTTTTCTCCCGCTCCACCCCTCTGTCCAGCGACGACCGCGAGTCCATCAACGCCGCCTCGTTCAACTGGAAGCACGCTTACGGCAACGCCACCGTCTACCTGACCGACGAGCTGGTCAGCAACGGCGATATCGCCTCCGTCCAATTCGTCAACCAGCGGATCGAAAACGCCCAGAAAACCTGCTCCGGCTGGCTGGCGAAGACCCTGTATGCCGACGGCTCCGACATCGCGCCGACCCTGACCGGCCTTGGCTCCTTGGTCAGCACCGATACCAGCCGGCCCTACGGCGGCATCGCCGAGAAAGACATGGTGGCCGAAGACGGTTCGACTCCCTGGCACGCCGTTTATGACGCCACGGCCGAAGCCATCAGCCTGGAGGTTCTGCAGACCATGCGTTCCTCGGCAAAGCTGGGCGACGGGGCCACCGGCAAGCCCAACGTGTCCGTCACCACCGAGGCGCTCTACAACAAGGTTTCCCGCATCCTCCAGATCCAGCAGCGGTTCGTGAAGGATGAAGACACGGCCAAAGCCGGATTCACCCACCTCGTCTACGAAGGCATGACCCTGGCCGCCGACGACTACTGCCCCGCCGGTCATTGCTACGCCTTGAACACCAACTACCTGGGCTTCGCCATCCACCAGGATGGCTTTTTCAAGCGTATCCCTTGGGCCGATCTGATCGGTCCCGTCGGCCGTACCATGAAGATTCTCTGGCACGGCAACCTTATCTGCTCCAACCGCAAGGCCCACGCCTGCCACGCGAACCTGAACTAATCCTCATCAGCTAAGCGTCCTCGTCTAAAGGAGAAATCGCCATGTCCACGCCCATCAAAAACATGTTCAGCCACGGCCTGTTCGAGGCCAAGGCCACCACGCCGGAAGCCCTCGGCACCCTGCGCATCCTGGCCGATGGCCGAAAGTTCCGCCTGGCCAAGGCCGGCGCCGCCGCGCTCTCCCCGGGCAAGCTGGCCGTAGCCCCGGACGCCGTGGCCAACCACATCAACCTGACCGGCTCCGCGATCAAGGTCGGCGAAAGCCGAGTGCCCGTGACCGTCGGTGCCACGGCCGTCACGGACGGTCAGTACGTGGGCGGTTTCCTGCAGATCAACGCCGGGACCGGAGCCGGCATGCAGTACAAAATCCAGTCGCACGGCACCTGCGCCGCCTCGGGCGTCCTGGTGGTGGTCCTGGAGGAACCCATCCGCGTGGCACTGGACGCCACTTCCAAGCTGTCCCTGATTCCCTGCCCCTGGAACGACACCGTGGAATCGGCCACGGAGGAAAACCTTCCCGTGGGCATCACTCTGTGCCCGGTTCCGGCCGGGTACTTCTACTGGGCCCAGACCTCGGGCCAAGCCGTCGCCCTGATCGCCGGCACCCCGGCCAAGGGCACCATGCTCGTTCCCGGAGCCACGGCCGGCAGCCTCGCCGCCATGAACGCTACCCTGGACATCGATCAGCCCGTGGTCGCCACCATGGGGCACACCGCCGGTGTGGACGGCCAGTACAAGCCGGTCCTGCTGGCCATCGAATAAGGAGCCGCCATGTCCATCACTGCCACGCAGACCGGCGAGACCAACGAGGGGAACATGCGGACCTGTTTCGGCACGTTCACCAACATCGGGACGTCCGGGACCATCAACACGGGCCTGTCCAGCGCGATCAAGCGCGCGACCGTCACCGGGGCCGAGACGCTGGCCGATGCCGGTGGCGGCGTGCTCGCTGTCACGCTGCCGGCCACGGCCACGTCCGGTTTTTGGGAAGCCTCGGGGGACTGCTAGATGCCCGCCGGCAGCGTCACCATGCCCCAGGCGGCGGCCGAGGGCGTCAAGTGCGCCCACACGGACACGCTGCACCAACTCGCCCAGGAGGTGCTGGACATCGTGGACGACCCGTCCATCGGCGAGCCCAGCGTGGTGCAGTGGGTCAACCGCTGCCTGGGGCGCACCATCTTGGAGCTGGCCAGGCGGCGGGTCTATCTGCCGTCGCTGGCTGCATCAGGCGAGGTGGAGACCATGGCCGCCACTGAGGTCGTGGCGCTGCCGGCGGACTGGCATGACAATCTCCATGGAGCGTGGGACGTGACCACGGGCCGGGCCATCATGGTCCGGCCTTGGCCGGTGTTGCAGCGCCTGAGAGGCCCCGGCCCGGTTCGGCACGGTCAGATCATGGCCGTGGCGTCGTTTGCCCGCCAGCTCCGTTACTGGACTGTCCCCCACTCGCCCCTCAGGATCGCGATTCAGTACCACCGCCAACCGACCCCGCTGGCAGCCGGAACGGACAAGCTCTTGGAACTCCCGGTCGAAATCGCCACGGACATGGTGCTCGATTTCTGCTGCGCCGAGGGATTTAGCCGCATCGAGCAGGAGCAAAACGACGGCAAGAGCAACACGGCCTATCACCGAAACCGCTATGTCGAGGCTGTGGATGCGCTGGCGCTTCAGCTCGGTCCGTGGCCCGAACCGGCAGCGGAAATCAACGACATCATGGGTTGGGGGGGGCTGTGATCGCCTTGCGGTTCGGCCCTTGCCTGGGCCTCAACACCGTGTCCGCACCCGAGGCCCTGACTTACGATGGTCAGACAAAGGCTTGGGAGGCGGCGTCCCTGGTCAACCTCGACGTGATAGACGGCGGCCGGCGGTCGAAGCTGCGGCCTGGCTATTCTCTGGCCCAGGCTGGCGACTGGCGCGACGGTTTTACAGCTCCCGACGGACGGGCCTACGCGGTCAAAGACGGCGTGCTTGTCGAAGTCCTGGCCGACCTTTCCACGCGCGCCCTGGTGGCCCTGACGACTTCCGGACGGGTGGCCTGGGCCGCGCTCGATGACTTGGTGTTTTGGACCAACGGCGTTGAGTCCGGGATGATCCGAGCCGGCGAGGCTGCGGCATGGGGCGGCAAAACGTACCCGGAGGCCTCCGAGGCCGGGCGCTATGTCTCCCCGCCCGCCGGCATGGCCCTGGTGGGATTTGCCGGCCGCATCTGGATCGGTGAGGGTAGCATGCTCCACTACACCGACGGCGACGACGCGCAGTTCTACCAGGACGCGGCCAACTACCTCGAAATGCCGGCAGACATCACGGTCCTGGCTCCGGTGGATGACGGCTTGTACGTCGGCACCACGGCCGGGACCTGGTTCCTGGCCGGCTCTGATCCGACCACCGGCATGCCCATGGTGCAGGTGTCGAGTGACCCGGCAACGCCCTGCACGTCGGTGCCCATCCGCTCGGATGAGGTCACGCAAAAGTACAACCCGGCTGGTGCAGCCATCTGGACGAGCCGACACGGCATCGTTTTCGGCCTGAGCAGCGGGATCGTCCTGCAACCAACCAAAGACAGGGTGGCGCTCGACGCGCCGGCTCAATACGGGGCAGCCTGCCTCGTCGGGCGTCGGTACGTCGTGTTGCTGCACCCATAGGAGGAAGTCATGGCGCTTCGTCTTTCCACCGGCCTTCGCAATATGCTGCTTGGTACGTCCAGTTTCAAAACGATCATGCAAAACGGCGTGATCCGCATCTTCCCCGGCGTGCAGCCGGCCACGGCTGACGACGGCGAAGGGGCCACGCCTCTGCTCGAAATAACCGTCTCTTCCGGAGCGTTCACCCCGGGCACGGCCACGAACGGGCTGAACTTCGCCGCCCCGGCTTCCGGAGCCTGCGCCAAAGCGGCCGGCGAAGTCTGGTCCGGCGCGGCCACGAGTTCGGGCACGGCCGGCTGGTTCCGGTTCTACGCCAACGATCGCACCACCGGGGCCGACACGACTCACGCCCGCTTCGACGGCTCGGTGTCCACTTCGGGTGCCCAGCTCAACATGAGCTCCACGGCCATCACCGCCGGCGCCACCACCACCATCGACAGCTTCGTGGTTACCATGCCGGCTTCCTAGGCCGACCTTACGATCAGGGCGGAACCATGGGCAAATACGACGATCCGAATCTCTATCTCCCTGACGGCCAAGGCCTGATCCGATTCCCGGCCCAGGACCGCTGGATTCTGCGAGGAGACGAGAGACAGGCCGACACGCTGCGTGGCGCCGCCCTGCAACTCAAAGCCGGCCTGGACCAGGGCAACGTCAACGCGCTCAACCAGTGCAGCGCGATGCGGCGGTACGATGACGGATCAGTCATCGAGGTGCGAAAGAATTACAACTTCTACGAGCTGAACATCTACTGTCCACACGTCCCAGGGCCGCAGGAAGCACAGCCGATCCAGATTGTGCCACCGCTTGAGCCGGGGCAGTTTTTTTGGGTCCCTGGGTGTTTTGCTCGGTACGGTTTCCAGGAAGGGCAGGAACTGCACAACGAGATTCTGCTGAAGGCTGGAAGCCTCGACGGCGATACGTCGAACGAGGGGTTTGGGACCGTCTTCGAAAATCTGGACGACGTCGGCCTGCCGCCTCCGGGGACTTCGCCGGATGGTTCCATT